GACGGCGCCTACGGCAAGGAGCTGCTGGAGGGCGATATCCACACCGCCAACCAGAAGGCAGCAGGCCTGCCGACCAGGGCCGACGCCAAGAAGTTCATCTACGCCTGGCTCTACGGAGCCGGGCCAGCCAAGATCGGGAGCATCGTGGGCGGGGGAGTGACCGAGGGCCGTGAGCTGCAGCGCCGCTTCCTGTCCAAGTTCCCTGCCATCGCCAAGCTGAAGAAGGCCATCGACAATGCCATCGAGATCCGTGGATACCTGACCGGACTGGACGGCAGGAAGCTGCCAGTCAGGTCCAGGCACGCCGCCCTGAACACGCTGCTGCAGTCGTGCGGAGCGATCCTGATGAAGCAGGCCACGTGCAACATCCACCGCCTGTTGGCCAAGAAGGACATCTGGGATGTCCTGCAGGTGGCCCACATCCACGACGAGATCCAGCTGGAGGTTCCAGAGCACAGGGCCGAGCAGGTGTCAGAGATTGCCAAGCACGCCATCGAGACGGCAGGCACTCCGTTCAGGTTCCGGATTCGGCTGGACGGCAGCGCCTCAATCGGCAAGAACTGGGCGGAGACGCATTGATGAAGATCCCCAAGACCGAGCTGGCGTACATCGCTGGCCTGTTTGATGGGGAAGGATGCATACGATGGCACGACACCCCGAGGATCAGCCTGACTTCGTGCTGGCCGCATCACCTGATGTGGATATCGGCCCTGTTCGGATACGGCTCCGTGCGCATCGTGCGCCTGAAGGACGGCAAGAACAGGACCACGTTCAGGCTGGAGATGTCCGGCAAGAATGCCATCAGGTTCCTGTGGAAAGTCAGGCCTTTCCTGATGGAGAAGCGGCACCAAGCCGATATACTGATCGAGCTGGTCAAGTACCCTAAGGGATCTGCCAAGAGAGAGCGCCTGATGAGCAGGCTGATCAGCCACAAGAGGATTGACTATGGACCCGAATGACCACACCAACCCCCTGAATTCATACACCACCGACGAGCTGCTCAAGGTGGTGGGCAGCAGGTTCGAGGCCATCGTGTTCATTGCCACGCAGCCGAAGAACAAGTCCTCCCAGGACATGACGTACTTCTCGGCTGGCCATTACCACAGCTGCCTGGGGCTTGTGGAGATCGCAAAGATGATGCTGGCTGCAGGAGGGCCAGAAGCATGACAAACGAGAGAGACCCGATCATCGAGATCGCGGAGCTGAGGGAAGCCAACCAGTCGTGGAAGGACCACTGCGACAGGCTGGACGAGGAGCTCAAGGAGGCTCGGCGTGACCTGATCCTGATGGCCCGCAGGAACGTCCTGCTGGTAGTCGAGATCGAGGACCTGAAGGAAGAGCTGGCCAAGATCAAGGGACAGCCCAAGCCTGATCCCGTCAGGTTCGATGAGGTCGAAGCCATCAACGAGAGGCTTGGTCCGCTGGCTTCGTTAGAAGAATGTGCCAAAGATTCTTACAGATCGGAGAACAGCCAATGAGCGAAGTATCCGAAAAGCTAAGGATCATGGCATCCAACATTGACGAAACCAGGCCGCCGGAGTACGACTACTCGCTGGCGCAAAAGCGTGTTGACGACGCCGACATCGACGCGCTTATCAGTGCCGCAGACGAGATCGAACGCCTGACTGCCGAGCGCGACGAGGCGAGAAGGCATCTCTGTGATCTGTATGTGAAGGGTCAGCCAAGTTCAAGCAACATGACAGACCAAGATTACGCTGCTGAACTTGGTTGGGACTGCTTCAAGGAGGGAACGTCCCAATGACCTGCGACCTCGAATGCGCCGTCATGGTCTTCCTGATCCTGGTATCTTCCATCTACATCGCCTTCGTCGTGAACAGGACCTTCAATGCCAAGAGCTAAAGCCAAGACCCACGCCCTGATCGACGGCGACATCCCGCTGTACCAGGCATGCTCAGCCGTCGAGCACTCCATCCATTGGGGAGACGACTGGTGGACGCTGCATGCAGACGCCAAGGAAGCGCGCGAGATGTTCGACCTGTGGATCTCCGACATCAAGGAGACACTCAAGGCAGCCAAGGTGACGATCTGCTTCAGCTCGTCCAACAACTGGCGCATGGGAGTCCTGCCCGAATACAAAGCCAACCGCGCCAAGACCCGCAAGCCTGTGTGCTATTCGGCGGTCAAGGAATACTGCATCGCCACGTACTCGTGCCTGATGTATCCGACCCTTGAGGCAGACGACGTGATCGGCTTGACCGCCACCAATCCGCGCAACAAGAATGTGGTCATCGTCTCCGAGGACAAGGACCTGCTGACCATCCCGGGCCGGATCTACAACCCCAGGACCGAGACCTACACCAACGTCTCTACCGAGATGGCGCAGCGGGCACACCTGATGCAGACCCTGACCGGAGACACGACGGACAACTACAAGGGATGTCCAGGAATCGGAGCCGTCAAGGCCGAGAAGATCCTGGCCGATTCCTGCAATTGGGAAGCCGTCGTGGCTGCATACACCGCCGCTGGACTGACCGAAGCAGACGCCTTGACACAGGCGCGCGTGGCCCGTATCCTGCAGCACAAGGAGTTCTATCCCCTCACTGGAGAGGTTCGCCTATGGACACCCACATCCACGTCATCGACTTCCGCGAAGTGAAGGACTCCGGCAAGCGCGAGGAGTTCGAGACGGGATCCCGCCGGGACACCCGAGAGGGCAAGGGCCGCTTCGACTTGATCAGCCCATTCGTCAGCGAGCGGGACGCCAAGCACCTGGAGAACGGGGCCCGCAAGTACGGAGACCGGAACTGGGAAAAGGGCCAGCCCCTGTCCCGTTACATGGACTCGGCCTTGCGCCACCTCAACAAGTTCATGATGGGCCACCGCGACGAGGATCACTTGGCTGCAGCCCGCTGGAACATCGCGGCCCTGATGCACACGCAACACATGATCGCCATCGGCAACCTACCCGCCGAGCTGGACGATCTTCCTAACTGGGTAGGGAGAGAGAGTCACCATGTTTCGTAAGCCACCGAAGATCGACCGCCTCCGTCACCGCAGCTGGGAGGACGTTGCCTTGATGTACAACGCCCGTACCGGCGAGAACCTGTCTGAGCACCAGGCCAGGGACATCGGCCTCAGGGCAGCCAAGCGCCTTGCCCGAGAGCTGAGGAAGCCAGCCAACTACCGGCTGCGCGAGGCCCTGGCTGCCGAAGGCATCGTCGTATGATGGAAGACCCTACGGATCGACCGTCCCAGATTGCCCCTATCCCGAAGGGGCTTCTGGACGATCTCAACAAGCGCTTCCCTGATCGCTGTCCTGACATTTCCTGGACCGACCGAGAGGTCTGGTTCAAGGCAGGCCAGCGGTCTGTCATCGAATTCCTAAACGCTGCCCACGCCAGGCAGGTCGAAAGCAGGTTTGACAATGTGCTACCGAAGGGACAAGCCTGAGCTGCCCGACACTCCGGCCAGGGATCCTGGCTTCAGTGGAGCCAACGAGATCCAGATGGACACCAGCGAGAAGCGTGCTCCGGCCAATGCCGTCCTGATGATCGGCAATCCAGACATGGCCGAGTACATGACATTCCTGAAGCGACGACGAGCTGCGGCCAGCGACGAGCGGGCCAGGGCGACGTACGATCCCCCGAGCAACTAGGAGCAAACCATGTGCTATCAGCAGAGGTCGCTCCAGTCCGGAGCCCAGATCGGCTCCAAAAAGGTGGCTCATGCCTATGAAATGCGGGGAAGAATCGGAGGCCGTCAGCTGTCCGGAACACGAGAGGGATCGGCCATTGTCCCGATGGCCAGCGTGATCAATACCACCGGAGCCCGCAGCGCTTCTGAAGCCTTCAGTAGCAAGGAAGCCATGGAAAGCTGGCGCCGTCAGCGGCCCATGACCGAGTCCGAGTACCGCGAGTATCAGTCCATGCCTGCTGAACAGCAGAGAGTCCAGGCCCAGTTTGGCCCGGCTATGGCAAGGTCCGGTTCAACAGGGGCAGCAGTAGCAATGGGGATGCAGTCTCGGGGCAGCAACAGTCGAGGCATGGTTGCCCAGCCTTTGCTGATCGCCCCTTCGTCATACCAGGAATACCTAGAGGCGACCGAGCGTCCGGCGCCTACTTTACGTCCAACACGCCTAGGCGTAGGTGGCGGCACCCGCTCCACCGGCCTCGGCTACTAGGAGAAACACCATGTGCTTCGGCGGCGGTTCACCCAAAATGCCTCCCCCTCCCGCGCCTCCTCCCCCTCCGCCAACCCCCATGGCGATTACGAAGCAGCCCAAGCCTTCGTACGTCGGAGAGCTGGAGAAGTCCACGACTCCTCCATCCAAGCGCGGCAAGTCTGCCTTGACCATCCCCTTCGGCGGGATGACTTCCAAGACCGGAATGGGGTACTGATCCATGTACAAGTCAGCCGCCAGCCTGTACTCAGAGTTTGAGACCGACCGCCACAGCTACCTGCTGCGCGCTCGTGACTGCTCGCGGCTGACCTTGCCCATGCTCCTGCCTGACGAAGGCACGACGCATTCGACCCACTTTCCCACCCCGTTCCAGGGACTGGGAGCGCGGGGAGTCAACCACCTGGCAGCCAGCCTGCTCATGTCCCTACTGCCTCCCAACCAGCCATTCTTCCGGCTGGCCCTGGACGAGGAAGCCATCCGTGCCCTGGGCGGAGTCGAGGAATACAAGACCGAGATCGACCAAAGCCTGGCCAGCATCGAGCGTGCGGTCATGCAGGAGATCGAGGTCAAGGCCATCCGGTCTGCGGTCTTCGAGGCCTTGAAGCACCTGATCGTCACCGGCAATGCCTTGGTCTACCTGGGCGAAGACGGCATCCGGGTCTTCCGGCTGAACCACTACGTGGTCAAGCGCGACCCTACCGGCAAGATCCTGCACATCGTGGTCAAGGAGACGGTGTCTCCGCTCGGCGTGCCGGACGAGGCCAAGCCCCTGGTCCAGCAGAAGAGCGCCACAGAGAACTCGGTGGACATGTACACATGCGTGCATGCCATCGAGAACAACAAGTACGAGGCCTATCAGGTCATCGAGAACACGATCCTGGAGTCCACGCGAGGGACCTACCGCGAGGACTCGATGCCTTGGCTTGCCCTACGGATGAACCGCGTGGACGGCGAGTCCTATGGACGCGGGTATGTCGAGGAGTACCTTGGTGACCTCAGGTCCCTGGAGGGACTGACCCAGGCCATCGTCGAGGGATCTGCTGCCGCCAGCAAGGTCCTGTTCCTGGTGAACCCCAACGGCATGACCCGTGCCGATGTCCTGTCAAAGAGTCCAAACGGAGCGATCCGGGAAGGGATGGCTGCTGATGTCAGCGTGCTACAGGTTCAGAAGCAAGCGGATTTCGGCGTGGCTCTGCAGGCTGTCGCTACGATCCGCGACCGCCTCAATTACGCTTTCCTCCTCGCCGAGAGCACGATACGAAATGCTGAGCGCGTTACAGCCGAAGAGGTCCGGCTCACGACGGCAGCGGTCGAGCGGCAGCTAGGCGGCATCTACAGCATCCTGGCCCAGGAGTTCCAGCTCCCGCTGGTCAACCGCTTCATGGACGTGATGTCCCGGCGCAAGCGCTTGCCCAAGGTCCCCAAGGAATTCGTCAAGCCGATGATCATCACCGGCGTGGATGCCCTGGGTCGAGGCAACGACCTGGTCAAGCTGGACGCCCTGCTGGCCGGGATGGCCCAGATCTTCGGGCCCCAGGCAATCGCCCAGTTCGTCAATCCCCAGGAATACCTGGCCCGACGCGCGGCTGCCCTGGGCATCGACACCAAGGGCCTGATCAAGTCGCCGGAAGAGATGGCGGCTGAAGCGAACAAGGCCATGATGGCCAACATGACGGAGAAGCTTGGCCCGAGCATCGTCGGGCAATACGGAAAAATGGTCGAAACTGGCGCACTCCCCGCGCCCGGCCAGGCCCAGCAGCCTATGATGGGCCAATAACGAGGAACACATGGACCGAGTAGAAATCGTTACCGGACAGACTGGGGCACTCAGCCCCGACCAGGAAGCCAAGATGAATCCCCAGGCACAGCCTCAGGCTGAGCCCACGGACAACCAGCAGCCTGCAGCCGAGCCGCAGGTCGAGGAGACGCCTCAGGACAAGCCTGAGGTGGATGCCGAGACCCAGGTCAACGAGATCGAGCAGAAGCTCGGGACGTTCTCGCAGGAGTTCTTCACCAACGGCAAGCTCAGCGACGAGTCCTATGGAGAGCTCAGCAAGCTCGGCTTCTCGAAGGCCATCGTTGACCAGTTCATCGCCGGTCAACAGGCAGTCATGGCCCGCGAAGAGCAGGCCGTGTACGACTCCGTAGGCGGCAAGGACACCTACGCAGCCATGGTCCAGTGGGCAGGACAGAACCTGTCCAAGGACGAGATCGAGGCATACAACAGCGCACTGTCTTCAGGCAATCAGGCCCAGATGCAGTTCGCAGTCAAGGGACTCCAGGCACGGTTCGCCGCCAACACCCGCGAGCCCAGCCTGAAGACAGCTGGAGGCAAGGCGCCTCAGGCATCATTCCGCAGCGTTGCGGAAGTCGTGGCCGCCATGAGCGACCCGAAGTACAAGACCGACCCGGCGTACCGCGCAGAAGTCGAGCGCAAGATCGCCCATTCCAACGTCCTCTAGGAGAACACCATGCCAGACACCAACACGACCAACACCGCAAAGCCCGGCTACAAGACCACCGAGTTCTGGCTCAGCTTCGCTGCCGTCATCGTTGGCGCAGTGCAGGCTTCAGGCATCGTCCCTTCCGAGGGCCCCTGGAACCAGGTCCTGGGCATGGCCATCTCCGCCCTCGTTGCGCTTGGCTACACCGGCGCACGCATGGCGATGAAGAAGGGCAGCTGAATTGTGTGGACCGCGCTTGGTCTCGCATTCAGCGCCATCATCAAGGAATTGCTCACTCTGTGGTTCACGAAGGCCACTACACCGACTAATGCGTCGGATGCTGTTCACCATCCTCCTGGCCTATATGGCCGCTTCAGGGATCTCGTGCAGCGCATCGAGGGTCGTGTTCGTCCACCCAGGTGAGCATCAACTAATCCGGATCGGTCCCAATGTCCGTGGCCGCGTGTACTTCTACAACGGCAAGGACTGGGAGCTGTCCGGGAACACCGTAGACATACCTGAGGGCTGGTATGCCGGATACGTCTCGCCTGCGGGCGAGGTCACCAACAAGCCCTAATCAATGGACCGAAGCGGGATGCTGAGGCTTGCCTGAGGGCAAGCCTTGTGTCATTTCCTAGGCCATCCGTTCAGATCATTCAGACTTCTACACAGGAGGCATTCCAATGCCCATTTCCAAGGTTTCATTCGTCGGCCAGAACTCGGCCACCGGCGGCTACGCCAACGGTGTCTGGGACGGCACGTTCGCAGAGCAGAACGAGCTCTTCCTCAAGATCTTCGCAGGCGAGGTGCTTCAGGCCTTCGAGACCGCCACGGTCATGAAGGACAAGCACATGGTCCGCACGATCACCAGCGGAAAGAGCGCCCAGTTCCCCGTCACCGGCATCGCTTCGGCCAAGTACCACAAGCCCGGCACTGACCTCATGACCGACAATGGCCATGACCTCTCCGGCTACGTGACGGCCTTCCAGCACAGCGAGCGCGTGATCAACGTGGACGACCTGCTGGTCGCCACCACGTTCATCGACAAGCTCGACGAGGCGAAGAACCACTACGACGTTCGCTCCATCTACAGCTCCGAGCTCGGTCGCGCGCTCGCCAAGCAGATGGACAAGAACCTGATCGGCGTGGCTCTCCGCACTGCGGCGACGTACGCGGCTGGCGGCGCTCCTACGGCGGTGGCTGGTCTCGCTGGCAACCCCAGCGGCACCATCATCGGCAAGAGCTTCACGCTGTCCGGCGGCTCGCTGCCCGTCACGGGCTCCGAGATCGAGGACTTCGTGGACGCGGCGTTCGAGATGGCTGCGGCCTTCGACACCAAGAACGTGCCTGCAGAGGACCGTTACCTGGTGCTGACGCCCACGTCGTACTACAACCTCATCAACTCCGATGCAGGTCGTCGTCTCATCAACCGCGACTTCGGCGGCAATGGCTCGTACAACGCAGCGAACCTCGGCATGCTGGCTGGCTTCGAGCTGGTCAAGTCGAACAATGCAGCGACTGTCTACGGCCAGAACCTGACGCTCCCGACCGGCGCGAACAACAACGTCTATGCGGCTGACTTCACGAAGGTCGCGGCGGCGGCGTTCCACAAGAGCGCGTTCGGCACGGTCAAGCTCATGGACCTCGCGATGGAGTCGGACTACGACATCCGCCTCCAGGGCCACCTCATGGTCGCGAAGTATGCCATGGGCCACGGCTCGTTGCGCCCCGAGTGCGCTGGCGTGATCTTCGACAACACCTGATCGACTGCACCCTGACGGGTGCTCTGTATGTACAACCCAATGCCTCAGTCCCCTACCGGGGCCTGGGGCTATTTCCCGAATTCGTCCCACAAGTCCGCACCCCTTCGGATACACTTGCCATGTCCTATGATTATCAGCAGAGCAGGTGGCGCAGGCCGTATTACCGGCCCCGCTCACGCGAGCCGATCTTCAACAACGACTATGCAGACATCGACGGGCAGGACGCCCAGCCGTTCATTCCCGCGCCGGAGTCCGAGCTGGACAACGGCTTTGCCCCGAACCAGCAATACTCCGTCGTCCTGAATGGCGGAATCGCCGACCAGCCCTAATCCCAGGAGCCCCTTCCCATGTCCGTAAGCGCACAGATCCGCATCCGCCGCGATACCGCAGCGAACTTCACCAGCGCGAACCCCACGCTTGCCCTAGGCGAGATCGCGTTCGAGACCGATACGCGCAACTTCAAGGTGGGCGACGGGACCACGGCTTGGACCAGTCTGCCGTATGCGACGAACTACCGAGGGAATGCGGCGGCTCCGACGAGCAACACCGTGGTTGGTAACGGGGCGGGCGCTGCGCTTCAGTCGGGTGGACTGAACAATGCGTTCATTGGAAACCTGTGCGGAGATGGCGTTACTACAGGTGACAATAATGTCGCAATCGGATCACAGGCGCTTACGTCACCATCCGCATCGGCTACGCGCGATTGCGTGGCTATTGGATTTTCAAGCGCGCAAAATACAACAGGTGACTTCAATGTTGCAATCGGATCCGCGGCACTTCAGACTAATACGGGTGGTACTGAAAATGTTGCAATTGGCTATTACGCCGGGCAGCGAGCGACAGGCAATAGCAACGTTGCCATAGGATCTCAGGCGCTTTTGCTTGGCGAGGCGGTTTCCAATAACGTTGCCGTTGGAAAGGATGCTTGCCGTTTCGGCACGGCAGCAAACAGTCAAATCGGCGTTGGGGCATTTGCCCTGTTTCGCAGTTTGACTTCGGACAATGTGGCCGTTGGCGCCACCGCGCTTCAAAACAACACGCTTGGCGCTGCCAACGTGGCCGTGGGCCGCTCCGTACTAAACGTAGCGACCACCTCAGTCGGAACCTTTACCACAACCCCTGTCGCGGGCGGCACCGGGTACACCGCCAACCAGACCGCAGTGACCGTCACGCTGGTCAAGAAGTCAGGCGCTGACACGTTCACTGGAACTGTTCAGGCATCCTTGACAACCAACGCAAGCGGCGTGGTGACTGCTGTAGCCGCAACTCCAGTGTCTGGCGGATCTGCGTTTACCGGAAGCAACGTCATCTTCGAGCCATCCGGGTTCGGCGCTGGTTCAGGCTGCGAGATCTCCATTGCCACCCTTGCGACTGGATCCAGCAACACGGCCATCGGTCATCAGGCTGGCTTGCTCCAGACCACTGGTAGCAGCAACACTCTTGTCGGCGCGAATGCAGGCGATGCGATTACGACAGGAGCGAGTAATACTGCGGTCGGTTTTGATGCTTTAGGAGGACTGACAACGGGAACCAATGTCGTTGCGATCGGGTCAACCGCAGCGCGTGGGGGCGCAAGCAGCAGCAACTCCGTTGTCCTTGGCTCCAACGCACAGCAGACTGGAGTAATTACAAGCGGCGTTTGCATTGGAACAAGCGCATCTATCAGTAATACGACTGCAACTCAAAGCATCGTCATTGGAGCAAGTGCAGGACGATACATCGGCGCATCCCCAAGTACGACCAATCTAACGGCGTTCACATCGAGCATCTTCATCGGTCATCAGGCTCGCGCCGCAGGCGATTCGCAGACAAATCAGGTCGTAATCGCAGGTGTTGATGGCGTCGGCAACGGCTCCAACACCACGACACTCGGGAACAGCAGCACGACTGGGACGTTCATCCCCGGCGGCAACCTCACGCTATCGAACGGCAACCTGATCCTCGGGACGAGCGGCAAGGGCATCGACTTCAGCGCGACCACGAACTCCAGCGGCACGATGACCAGCGAACTGCTGGACGACTACGAGGAGGGGACTTGGACGCCGACCGTTGGCGGATTCACAAGTCCAACATATGCATCGCAAGAAGGTTGGTATGTCAAGATTGGAAAGATGGTGTATTTCCAGTTGCTTATTGATTTGAGCGGTGGAACGGCAGCAGCATCACAATTGTTTTTCGGGGGATTGCCGTTCAATTCGGCAAGCACGACTGCACTTGGTGTTTCGGGCGCATATTGGGCGTATACGGCTGCACACGGGGCGGGGCCTAATGCGCTTCCGACTCTGTACATTGCTCACAACAGCTCTACCGTGCAGTGCTTCGACACTAACGGAAATCCATATAACGCAGACGAATTGACTGCTCCATTGACACCGATGCGGATCACCGGGATGTACAGAACTGCCTGACTTTGATTGCCGTAGGCGGATGCCTGCGGTGGACCTTCACACTTTTTCACAGGAGCAACACATGCTTAGCAAGATCACCATCGTTGACAAGACCGAAGTCCTAGAGAACGGATGCGTTCAGGTGCGCACCGCAACCCGCATCATGGAGGACGGGCAGGTTCTGTCCCAGTCGTTCCATCGTCATGTCGTGGCACCCGGACAGGACTACAGCGGCGAGGATGCCAAGGTGCAGGCGATCTGCGCTGCAATCCACACGCCCGAGTGCGTCGCCGCGTATCAGGCTGCGACCAACCCAGAGAACTGAACATGACCAACCCTGACAATCACCAGTTCTCCCCCGAAGCAACCTCCGAGCACATCCGTGGCCTACAGGCATCCGCAGACCTGATCGACTCCCTGATCGCCGCTGGTGTGCAGGATGCCGAGACCATGGACTGCATGGATCGCAACGTGCGCCACATCGGAATCATGTGCGCGATGGACCACCTGAAGAACTGCGGCGCGGACCTGACGCCTTTCACGGATGCGCAGGCCCGTGGCGCGGCTTGGCTGGCCTCGTGACCTAAACCCCTTCCCAAGGATCCCCCATGCCCCTCAGCCCTACGACCAAGCTCCAGGCAGTCAACACCATGCTGAGCACCATCGGCTCCAGCCCGGTGAACAGCCTGACTGGCACCAACTCGGCTGACGTGGCCATCGCTGTCCAGATCCTGGACGAGACGGCCTTGGCTGTCCAGTCCGAGGGATGGCACTGGAACACCGAACGGGAAGTCCCGATGTCGGCAGATCCATTGACCAACGAGATCACCGTGCCCACCAGCGCGGTGCTGGTTGACGTGGACTACCCCAACGACGGGGACTACGACATCATCGTCCGTTCAGGCAAGCTGTACGACCTGAAGACCAGGACCACGGTGTTCCCTGCAGGCACTGTCCTGAAGGCCACCGTGATCTATGCCCTGGACTGGGACGACATGCCCCAGGCTGCCCGGTACTACATCAACATCAAGGCAGCCCGCATCTTCCAGGACCGCATGGTGGGATCCGAGAAGCACCACGGCTTCACCCTCAGGGACGAGCTGCTTGCCCTAGGCAAGCTTCGCGACCACGACGGCGAGACCGCTGACCGTTCCATCTTCGACAACTACGATGTCTTCCGGATCATTGCCCGGAGATATCCCCAGGACTTCGTGGGGTAATCCATGGCACTGATCTCCGTCTCGGTCCCGAACATGCTCAACGGCGTCTCTCAGCAGACTCCTGGGCTCAGGTTCTCGACCCAGGCGGAAGCCCAGGAGAATGGCTACAGCTCGCCTGTCGAGGGCCTGGGCAAGCGCCCGCCCACGGAGCACGTCGCCAGCCTGATCACCGGATCTGCAGGCTCCAGCTACGTCCACGTCATCGACCGTGGAGACGGGACGGAGCGGTACGCCGTGGTCATCAGGAACGGCTCCATCAAGGTCTTTGACACCCTAGGGGCAGAGAAGACCGTGACGGTGGCTTCTGGAGCATCCAGCTACCTGACCACCGTCGCCAATGCCGAGACCGTCTTCAAGGCCGTCTCCATCGGCGACTATACGTTCATCCTGAACCGCGAGAAGGTGCCTGCCCTGCAGTCAACCACTACGGCTGCTGCAGTCAATGAGGCCCTGATCTGGGTGCGCCAAGGCGCCTATGGGACCCGCTACCAGGTCAAGGGAGACCTGACCGGCGAATACACCAGCGGAGCCTCGGCCCTGCACAGCGGAGCCACCAACGCCCTTTCCACCGTCGATGGAGAGACGTTCCCCAGCGGCACCCACTGGACAGACGCCATCTACATCGCAGCACAGCTCAAGGGGACCTTCAGCGGCACTGGCTTCACGCACACCCGCCAGGGCTACACGATCCACACCACCAGGACCTCGACCTTTGACATCACCGTCGAGGACGGCGTGTCTGGCAATGGCCTAGGGCTCATCAAGGACTCCGTCCAGTCGTTCGCTGACCTGCCTTCCGTCGCCAAGGACGGGATGATCGTCAAGGTCGAGGGACTGCCTGATTCCTTCCAGGACGACTATTACGTCAAGTTCGAGTCAACCAACGGCACGAACATCGGAGACGGCCTGTGGATCGAGACCATCGGTCCTGGCGTCAAGTACCTGTTCGACTACACGACCATGCCCCATGTCCTGATCAGGCAGTCTGACGGGACATTCATCTTCAAGCAGGCCGATGGCGTTACTCCAGGATCCGGCGTTCCTGTCGGAGCCGACTACAGCAAGGCCAAGTGGGCTCCACGCGAGACCGGAGACGACAACACCAACAGCTCTCCCAGCTTCGTCGGACAGGCCATCAACGACATCTTCCTGTTCAAGGGAAGGCTGGGGTTCCTGGCTGGCGAGAGCATCATCATGTCCGAGGTCAGCCAGTTCTTCAACTTCTGGAGGACCACGGTCACTGCCTTGCTGGACTCGGATCCCGTGGACGTGTCTTCGGCGTACCCGTCGATCACGATCTTCCGCAGCGCCATCCCCTTCAGCGAGCGTCTGGTGGTCTTCTCTGACCAGACCCAGTTCATCCTGAGCGGGACTCCCATCCTAAGCCCAGGCACCGCCGTCCTGTCGGTCATCTCGAACTACGACTGCCTCAACCGTCCCCGCCCAGCCGTGGCAGGCGAGAGCATCTTCTTCGCATTCGACCGAGGCGGCTACAGTGGCGTCCGCGAGATGATCGCCAATCCCGACGACACTACCCTGCTCCAGTCCCCGGACATCTCTGCCCAGATCCCCAAGTACATCACAGGCAAGATCATCCAGCTGTCTGCGTCCACGCACGACAACGTCATGGTGGCCTTGGCTGACGGGGACCGGGGCAGCCTGTACGTCTACAAGTGGCTGAACTCCCAGGATTCCCGGGTCCAGTCCAGCTGGTCCAAGTGGACCTTCAGCGGCGGCACCATCCTGGGAGCCACGTGGTCCAAGTCAGAGCTCTTCCTGGTCATCCAGCGGAGCCAGGGCGTCTACCTGGAGAAGGTCGTCGTCGAGCCAAACCGGCGTGACCAGTTCAGCCAGTTCGTCACTGCGCTGGACCGCCGGATTGACCAGTCCCAGTTCGTGTCCTTGAGCTACAGCTCGGTCACCGACAAGACCACCATCGTCCTGCCCTACCAGGTCGCCAGTGCAGGCAGGCTCAGGGTTGCCCAGAAGGCGACCATCAGCGGAGAGGGCGGCTACCTGTATACCATCGATACGGTCACTGCCGGATCAGCCACCATCGTGGTCAACGGCAACCTGACTGGAGTCAATGTCTGGGTCGGAGAGACCTATGACTTCAGGTACGAGTTCTCCATCCCTTACCTCAAGCAGGAAGCCGATGGAGCCCGTGCGGCCTATGCCTCGGGCAGGTTCCAGCTCAGGAACATGAGCATCATCTACAGCCGGACCAGCCAGTTCAAGGCCAGGGTCACCAACAGGCTCAACTCGATCATGTACGAGTACGTGTTCACGGGCAATGTCCTGGGAACCGGCTTGGGTATCATCGGCACCACTCCCGTTCATGACGGGACGTACCGATTCCCGATATACGGGAAGAACGACGAGATGAAGGTGGAGATCGTGAACGATTCCCACCTGCCCTCCAGCTTCCTCAGTGCAGAATACGAGAGCTCCTATGACACGCGCTCGCAGCGCACCTAAGGCCTACGTCAAGCCTACGGAACCCCACGAGATCCCCATAGTCATCCGGGATCTCCGGAAGGCTGACATCCAGGAAGCCCTGGCATGCGGCATGGATCCCCACAAGGCGATCATGGGAAGCGTGGCCTCCAGCACGGCTACCTACACCATCATGGAAGGCGACCGCCCAATCGGCCTGTTTGGCGTAGGCCCCATCGACCTCAAGGAAATGCCTGGCGTCCGCGTGGGGTGCGTCTGGATGGTGGGCACTCCAGGCATCTCCAGGATCTCCACGACATTCCTGAAGCAGAGCCGCAAGTGGGTGGACAACCTGCACAACTACTATCCGGTCCTATGGAACTGGGTGTATGCATCCAATACCGTCCACATCCGTTGGCTCAAGTGGCTCGGATTCAAGATCATCGGCATGGGGGCCAGGGGGCCTCAAGGCCTTCCCTTCTACCAATTCATAAGGGTCAACTGACATGTGCATCTTTGCAGCAGTTCCGGCAGCCGCAGCGGTCGGCACAGCCGCCGCAGGAACAGCAGCGGCCAGTACAGCGGCGGCCACGGCTGCGGGCTTGTCGGCAATGTCGGCAGCATCGTTTGGCGGCGCGGCGGTCGGTGGCGTGGCGGCCTCAACCGCAGCGGCGGCGGGTACGGCAGCGTGGGCCATGAGCCCGGCATTCGCCTTAATGTCCAACCTGGCCATCGCCGGTTCAGCCATCAGCTCGGTGGCCATGCCGGTGATGCAGTACATGGGCCAACAGCAGCAGGCCAATTACCAGGAACAGCTCTACGAATACAACAGGCAGGTTGCAGAGACCAACCTCGCTTCGCAATACGCCATGCTGTCTCGCCAACAGGCAGAAGAGCAGCGCCGGTTCGGACAGGAGATGGGCATCATCGCGCGGCGAGGAGCCGAAACCCGAGCCACTGCCTTGGTCTCTTCCGTCGAGTCAGGCGTCTCCGGCCTTAGCGTGGACAGCCTGATGAACAACTACTACAGACAGCAGTCCGAGTACCTGACCACTACCCAGCAGCAGGCCAAGGCATCGCTCTTCCAGTCCGAGATGCAGAAGCAGCAGGCCCGAGCCGGTTATCAGGGACAGGTCCTGTCGGCAATGCCTACGGCTCCTGGCGGATCACCTCTGGCCCTCGGCCTAGGAGTCGCCGGTGGCCTCAGTGGCCTGTACTCGGATGTCTACCTCAACACCACGGACAGGCAGACCCTCAGGTCAGCCTTGAGGATCTAACATGGCTAGGCAAAGGATCAATCCAGAAGGCACTCCAGACCGCGTCTTCCAGCCGGTAGCCACTCCGGTCAACCTGTATTACCAGCCGAACCTGTCCCAGGTCGAGCTGAACCGCACGGCCCAGATCATCGACGCCTTCAAGGAGTTCAGTCCACGGCTGGAGCGCTTCACGTCAGACATCGTGGCAGTGGGCATCCAGAAGGAAAAGGAGATCGGGGCCATGGAGGCCACTCAGGGGTCCCTGGGAGCCGCCAATGCCAAGGCAGCCCAAGCCATCGAAAAGGCCGGAGGGCTGACTCCTTGGCGATATGAGGCCTTCCTGGACACGCTGGGCAGACGCGCCGTGCGCGAGAAGTACCAGGCCTGGCTCTACCAGAACGTCGATGACCTGTCGGCCTTGGCCAATCCTGACGGCACCCTAAGGGGCCCTGAGTATGCCCAACAGAAGATGGCCGAGGCGTACCAAGAGCAGGTCTCCAGCCAGTTCGGTGCAGGCTCCTTCTTTGCAGCCAAGGCAGCCGCAGACGAGAAGTTCAAGATCGATTCCCAGTTCATGCCTTCGATCCAGGCCCGCCATGCAGAGAAGCTCAAGGAACAGAACCTCGATGATGCCAAGAACGAGATGTTTGGCATCCTGAGCTCGCACAGCTCGATGCAGCTTGTCGATGATGGTCGCGAAGAGTCCTTTGTCAAGCAGCAGCTCAAGGGCGTGATGGAGCAGTACCGCCGGGTCACCGGCACTTCGGGCGCAGAGCCATTCGCCAAGGCCCTGGTCGAGTGGGCCAACAGCCAGGCAGACGACGGCGACTATGAGGCAGCCTTGACCACGCTCAGGGCATTCGAGACCGAGGACGGGAAGTTCCGGGTCCTGGGAACCGAGCTCGGTGCCACATACAATTCCCAGATCAAGAGCACCATCGATTCCCTGGAAGATAAGCGGGACCAGAGCAAGCTCCGCGACCTGCAGATCAAGGAGCTCATGCGCAGGGAGGCCCTCAGGAAGGCTACCGTCCTTGCCAACCAGGAGATCATGAAGATGGCCCAAGCCAGCCCGACGGGGTCCGTGAGCATGACCCAGGTCCAGGCAGGCACCACGGCTGACGCAATGCTTGAGTCAATCGAGGGCCTGACGCAAGAGGACAAGGACGCCATCAGGGCTCCGCTGGCCGAGGCCCTGTACACCAAGGCAGACTCCATGAATGCCGAGGGCAGGGACGTTCCGGCCAGGGTCGTCCAGATCGAGGAAGCCATCAAGACCGGCGACTATGTCCTGGCGGACCAGCTCATTGACCAAGCAAGCACCGACAGGGCACTGTCCAGCCAGAAGGCCAGGCAGCTCAGGGCAGACATCGAGAGCGAGTCCTCCAGGAACGACATCCTTCCTGGATACCAGGCCATCTCCACCGTCAACGCCGCCGAGTTCGGTCTGTCTTCCGAGCGGGGCGCGATCCTGGAAGGCAAGCAGTCCGAGGTCGTGGCCATGCTTGGCGTCGCCCAAGCCGAGCTGACTTCCAAGATCAATGCCGGATGGAAGGAGATTTCCCAGCTTCCGGAAGACGAGCGTGCCAGGGCCGCGTCGGACCTGATCACCAGGTCCAAGCGCGAGGTCATCGAGAAGTACAAGGCAAGCCACAAGGACCTCATCGAGTCTGCGGACGCCAGGCGCTCCAAGGACGCCGTCCTGACCAGCAAGCCGATTGAGGGCGCGATCATGGCGTCCAGCGAGTTCATCGGCGCCACCATCGGCGTCGAGCAGGCTGATCCCAAGGACCGCCTTGAGGCAGAGCAGTGGATCAATGACCGGGTGCGCACTGTCTTTGGCGAAGAGCTCGACAGGCTGCTTGCGACAGGGATGTCTCCGGACCTCGCCCGGCAACAGATCGAGCGGGAGTCCCGGATGCTCACCAGGAAGGTCATGGAAGAGGTCGAGAACCCGTCCAACCCCAATGTGCACATCTCCGTCAGGAGGCTGTCCTCCAGCGCCTTCCAGCTCGATACTGGCATGCGCGAGCCGACCGAAGCCGAAGTCCAGGCCGGAGCCCAGGCAGGCTTGGCTGGAGTCGTGCAGGACCTCAGTCAGCTCCGCCGGGTTGTCCCTGACGTTCCCTTTGGGTTCGGCTGGGCACAGCAGACCATCGTCCCGGCCATTGGCGAGCTGCAGCGCCAGGTCGAGGAGATTCGGACCAAGGCCGAGTCGGGGGATCCCGATGTCCGCCAATCCATGGAAAGCGCCAAGCGCTCCATCTCCGCCATCTCCAACTTCACTGTCGATAACGTGCTCAAGATGCAGGCCCCCAAGTCCACGTTCTCGACAGAGACGGTGCCTCTGTACACCGTCAGGGGCGGGAGCGTCTATGCATGGAGTCCCGCCAAGGGCCGCTATCAGATCAGCCAGGAAATGACTGATAACATCTCCCGCCTTCGTGGAGTTGCCGGATACTCTATGGAC